TTACATAACAGAGTTAACCATAATCGTCCAGCTACCGACATGTGGGGCAACACCCTTTGGGATTATCTAAACGCTCCTCGTATAGGATTTCAATCTGTAGTGTATTGGGGAGGTGATATGCAGGGTCAGGGAGAGTTTGGTGCGTACGTGACAGGTATTACTCCCTGTATTCTAGCGGATATTTGGGTACAAACCAATTCGCATGTCAAGACCTTAGAATTCACACCGCTGCTTTCCGTTAATAAACTTCTAACTGGTATAACCATCCCTAACGGTCAGGTGGTACCATTTGGAGGCGGTAGTTACAGCACTCCTATAACCGTTGAGAATTCTTACAGAGCCATAGGCTTGGAGACGGTTCCCGTCTTAGATTCAACTACATTGTTTAACCAGCGTCTTGCCTGGCATGCTTTCAAGTGTAGTCTATATTATACCAATGGTGATCCTTACTTGACATTAGTGCCCAATAATGGAGGTGTTGTCTGTCAAAGAACCCTGATAGCTGACTGGACGGTTACAAATCTACTAGGTGGCGATCAGAAAGCGTCAATATTAACAGCTAATACTAGATGGTTCCCGTATAACACGGTAGACGGCTTGCGACTAGTACCCGGTGTGTCTGCTGCAAACAACGCCGCTCTCATGACTCAGGTAATGGCACAGAAGATAACCACCGGTGTATCCACATGGCTTCTGCATGACGTTACTGCCACACCCAACAACATTGTCACTGCTGGTGGTTCGAACACAAGGTCGAGGATTGCGGCGAGACCGGGCTCGATAAACAGTTCAGCCTCCTCTATGCCGGGATACGGGGACGGGCTTTCGAACAACAGTGTGTAGAGCGAGTGTTGTTGCGTAGAGGTCTACTTGTGAATAGAGGTCCGTGGGATTATCTGGACACAAGACTGGGCCCTACGTCTGCACTTACTTTAGCATTGGCCGCGTGTGATCCTGTTTTCCTGGACGACATACGTCGAGATGTGGAGTCTTCGGGCATATTACCAGATCCGACGACAGTTGCAAAATTGTCATGGATTGATGTGAGACGCCTGGTTCCGAAAAGCAGTCAAACAGGTCAATTAGTGGAAAGGGATAAGGTGGTTGAATTATTAGCCATCAGGGATAAAAAGGAGTTTGGAGTGATTAGTGAAAGTATATGGCCTCCAAGGACAAAGACCGACTTAGCATTAAGACGTACGCGTTTGTTAGATTGGGTTTTGGTTTTTAGGAGGCAGAAGAGGGAATTGGAATTGTTGAGTATATTGACAGGATCGAGAGTAGGCTGGGATTTGATATTCATCACCAATATATGCGCGGCAACGGCGATATTTGGCTTACACTGGTATGAGAGATGGCTTTGGCTCGGTGCGTTTGACAACGACTTAAGCCACTATATTATGGTAGCCAAGAAGGTACATGATCTAGGCAAAACTGTGGGTATTCACGATACTGAGTGGACACATTATGTTGAATGTGCTGGTCTGACTGGTTATAGAAACCCTCCATTTCCGGGTTTTGACATTGAAAAGGAAGCCCGAGCATTGGCAGAAGGCGGTGAAGAACATCAGTACTACGGTCACCAATGG